CTACCATCTGGGTTTTTAAGTTGAGTTACTAAACTTTGAGCAAGTGCATCAAGACCGCTTGCTTGCATCCGCTGACCACGTTGAGCCAAATAGTCCTCATTCTTCATGGCTTGCATTCTGGCTTGCATACCTTGCTCACGCAAAGCATAAGCAGCCTCTGCATCACCACTTTGCAATGCCATTTGAGCAGCCTGAAGATATGAGTCCGGATTGCTTGGGTCAATCATGCCAAGCAATTGCTGACGTTGTGTAATACGCTGAAGTTGAGGGTCTTGAATGCCCATAGCACCAGCAAATCCACGACCTAGTTGACCAACACTAGCCTGAAGACCCGCTTGAGCCGCAGCACCAGGCGATAGTTGAGCCATCGAGATACCACGATTTAGGTCTTGTTGGTACTGTTGGTTTTGATACATTTGTGGAGTCAAACCAAACAGACCCGCTACGATATTTTCTGCCATGATGATTCCTTAGAAAAACAACGAACCAAAGTATTCGCCTGTAGATGGGTCTATGCCAGTTCCATATTGACCATAGCTGAAGCCACTTGTTACAGGTGCTGTATTAAATAAACCACCAAGCGTTTTGCCAATTGCTTGACCAAACATAGCGTTAGGATTGCCAGAAGCAGTTAAGCCTTGAGCCAAAAGATTGCGTGTTGCATCAGCACTTGTTGCTAAACCTGCACTCAATTGCGCTCCTTTTAAGCCTAGTTGACCAACATTAAACCCTGCTTGTGAGCCAATTTGTCCCAAGTTAACACCCATGTTGTATGGTTGTTGACCCAAAGTCTCCAAGGTTTGTGCTTGTCCCAAAGCGGCTGTATAAGGCGCATAAGCGGCTTGTTGACCACTATAGTACTGACCCATAGCTTGTGAGCCTTGACCAAGCAATCCCGCACCAAACAACACATCCCTCTGACCAGCTTGTTGAGCATTAGCCGCCAATTGCGCCTCTTGAGCAGCTCTAGCGTTATAAAGTGCTTGCAGTTCAGGAGTAGTAGCCCCCATAGTGCCACCTTGAGCCACTGACAAACCGCCACGACCTTGTTGTTGCAGTCTGTTTTGCAAAGTAGCTAATTCTTGCTCTCTGCCTGGTTGCAACAAAGCCATCTGCTGATTTAGATAGTTCTGAGCAACTGCTTCAGGAGACTGAGCCAAGTATTGATTACCCAATCCAAACAACCTTTGTGCGCCTGTTTGAAGAGGAGCAAACTGAGATTGTGCTTGTTCTGCTTGTGTCAAACCTTGATTAGACAAAGCCATGAAACGATCTTGTTGGGCTTTAACATCTGGTGTTAAGTTGTAACCCGCACTTGATAATCTACCAGTTACAGGATCAAAGCCAAACTGAGAAGTTCCAAACCTTGTGGTCATTCCAATAGGTCTAAACTGAGCCGCATCTTTAGCCGCTTTTGTTTCAGCATCAATCATTGCTTGCGCTCTTTGAGCCGCTTCTCTTGATGTTTGCATCTGCAAAAGATTACCAGCAGTACCAAGACCACCAGAGATCAAATTAGCAGCAGATGGGCCTAACAAACTTGAAAGTCCCAATGAGGCTGCTGTGTTAAGCAAAGGATTGGATGCTGTTGGCGTTGTTGTTTGCCTTGGTATTTCAGGCAATGTTAATGGCGTACTTGGCTGAATCAACGGAATTGCTGCCGCTGTTAAATCACTGGTAATAGTAGGTCTTGGAGCAGTAACATTTAGAGTTGGAATCGAACTAGCAGGAATTGTTGACGCAGTAACTGCCGCTAAAGAGTTAACTACTGACGGGATAACAGTTGAGTTTGTGCTAGTAATAATCTGCTCTGCAACACTATTTGTAATGTTTGGAGATACAGAAGATACAGCACTAATCAAGTCATTGGTAGTCAAGTTCTGACCACTTGTAATCAAGACTTGAGCTTGAGTTTGTGCTTGTTGAAGAGTTACATTAGGTACAGTCGCAAGAATTGCATTTGCAATTTCTGTAGTTGTAGCGGGTCTATTTGCTGTAATCTCAACATTAGCTAAGTTAGCATTAGTTCCCAAATTAGAAGCAAGCTGACTAGCAACCAAGTTTAATGTTGCTTGATCTACCATTTGTGGCTGTGCTGTACCAGTTACATTCACAGTTTGTGTTACTGGAGCAGTTGTTGCAGTGGATACTGGTGCAGTTGTAAGAGTAGTTGGAGCAACCACACTGGTTAACAAACCACCCGTACTGACCGCAGGAGTAGAAGTACCCGTAACATTTACAGCACCAGGTATTGGCAATGTTGAGCTTGTAGCACCTGTTAAAGAAGATAACGCTCTTTCAATAACAATATCGCCATAGCCACCAGCCGCTAAAGTATCAGCAATTTGAGTAGTTGATAAACCTTGGCTTGCTAAGTTCTTAGCATCTGCAATAGCAAATTGACGCTCTGTAATACCCGCATCAACAGTAGAACCAGTGCTTAAATAGTTATCTAATAAAGAGCCACCATAAGAAGCCGCACCACCAAGCAAAGCACCTTTAAGGATGTCTTGTCCTGTTCCACCTGCTATTGCAGTTGTTCCACCGCCAATGGTTGCACCTGTAGCACCAGCCAAGGCAGAACCTGTCAAACCAGTAGCACCACCTAATAGACCCGTAATAAAAGGCAAACCAACAGTAGAAGCCGCCAAACCAATGACAGGGGCAGCAGCAGCCAATAGACCTTTATCACCACCACCAGCAAAAGTACCTGAGTCAATTACTTCGCCAGTTTTTGGATTGTATGTTTCCCAATTAGCTGTGTTGTTTGGATCAACTCGTGTTTGGTAAACTACTTGTGGAACACCTGCAATCTGTGCCTCAATGTCATCGCCTTCAATCACAGTTCCACGAGCAGTAGGAATTGCTCTAGCTAATGACTGAGCAACAACAGGAATATTAGCGGCCTGAGTAATAATTGGAGGAGTTACAGGTACAGTGTTTGATTGATAGACTTGTGCAATAGCTTGTGGAGTGCTAGATGGAACTTCATTCTTAAACTTAGATAAAGCATCAATAACTGATTGGTTATAAACTGCTGTACCTTCAGCATTGGTATGCAAAGCGTCTACCAACAATGCTTTGTTTTGCAGAATCTCGCCTTGAGTACCAACCAAAGCAACATTAGAGTTAGCCTTAGCAACATCTGTATAAATCTGGTCAACTTTAGGATCAAATTTGTTGTCAATTACATCTTGCACAGACTTGGCATAAGGTGATCCAGTAAGAACAACATTAACACCTTGATCGCCAAGAGTCTTAACAATCTGATTTAAGTTATCTTTTACAACTGCCTTGTCTACACCAGTAATAAAGTCAACACCACCCGCTTGCAAGTAAACAGTAGCGTTAGGGTCAAACTGACCACCACCCGCTAAATATGTATTTAGTTGGTTAAGAGTGTCAGTGGTAGTTGATCCTGCAACAGCATAATTAGATGTAGCTTGACCAGTAGCTTCAGTCAGTTGATTCTGTAAAGCTGTATTCGAGCTATTCCAACTAGCACCCGCTAAAATATTGCCACTTAGCAAACCACCAGAAGCACCACCTGTGGCAGCGGCTACATCCTCACCAGAAATGCCATACTGACGCATTGCGGCTTGTGTTGCAGCAGCATCTGGGTTTGTCCCCAAGAATGTACGAATATCGCTATAGAGGTCATCAGCAGTACCACCACTGTTTAACCGCCAAGCAAGTGCGTCAGATATAGCCATGATATTTTCCTTTAAGCAACAGTGTTGCGTGCAGCTTCAGCCGCAGCCTGTGCCGCTTGATAAGCCGCAATAACTTCAGCAGTCCAAGCCGCATTGCAGATTGCAACAACATTAGTTGGAACACCTGTCAGATCTTGTGCTGGTATCAGGCTTGAACGATGATAACTTTTTGTTAATTCGTTACCATCTTCCATAATGCGAGTTGCATTACGATATATAACGATGCCGTTTTCAGTCACAGTAATTTGGTCTACTGAGGTTTCTTTAGTAATTGCCATTTGAATTCTCCTTTAATTAAAAATCTGTCTGACTAAGTAATCCAACTTAGTTATGATTATGAAGTTGTGTTGTAGCAAACAGCACCAGTCATCCGAGTTGACGAACCCCAAAATTCTCTAGCTGTACCTGCAAGATTACTGGTATTACTGGTTGTTGTACTGATATAGCAATAACTAGCGTTATTTTGTGGATATATTCCTACCATATAAAAATTTATTCCAACAGCCTCAGTTAGACCAATACTTCCAACTCCACCACTTAAATCTCCATTATTTGCAACAGAAAATGGTAATCCATATAGAAATGCACCAGAACCTGAAAGGGTGCGAGATACCACACGAATGTCAAAACTTGCCCAAACTCGGTTTCCAATTTTTACATATTTTCCTGCTTGTTCAGCGTATGTTGCAGTAAACGCACCTCCATCACCACCAGCCTGTGGAGTCCAAGTACCTTCTTCGTAGTCATCCAGTGTATTAACATTTGTACTCGCTGACTGCGTTGCAGGAAATGTGACTCCAGAACCTGATGTTGATGGGGTAGCACCTCCAACACCAATGGTGGTTGAGGCGGTAATTCGAGTTCCGTCTGTAGTTACTCCAGATATACCACCAAAAGCACCAGCATTGTTATATTGCAATTGCGTAGTTGAACCACCAGGAGAGCCACCAGTTGCAGCAATACTAATTCCACCAGCACTATTTGTGATTGTGATGTTTGTTCCTGCAGTCAGTGTTGCTTTAGTAAGCGTATTGCCTGTGGTGTTACCAATTAGTAATTGACCATTTGTATAAGATGTTTGACCAGTACCTCCGTTAGCTACTGGCAATGTTCCTGTTACACCAGTGGTTAGTGGCAAGCCTGTAGCATTGGTTAAAGTACCGCTTGTGGGTGTGCCTAGAATTGGAGTCACCAATGTTGGACTAGTAGCAAAAACAGCAGAGCCTGTGCCTGTTTCGTCTGTCAGAGCCGCCAACAAATTAGCACTTGATGGAGTGGCTAAAAATGTAGCTACACCAGTACCCAATCCAGACACACCAGTTGAGATGGGCAAGCCTGTAAGGTTTGTTGCAGTACCGCTAGATGGAGTTCCAAGAACACCACCATTGACTAAAGGTGCGCCAGCAGAACCGACATTCACAGCCAAAGCCGTAGCTACACCAGTACCTAGACCAGATACGCCAGTTGAAATTGGAAGACCTGTAGCGTTTGTTAAGGTTGCGCTAGTAGGCGTTCCAAGAATAGGAGTAACCAATGTTGGTGAGGTAGCAAATACTGCTGAACCTGAACCTGTTTCATCTGTCAAAGCACCTGCAAGATTGGAGGAGCTAAATGAACCCAAAGATGTTGCATTGCCAACAGAAGTGACCGCACCAGTTAAGTTAGCGTTAGTTGTTACATTACCTGCTGTCAAACCAGACGCAGTGCCAGTGATGTTAGTTCCAACCAAAGCTGAAGGAGTACCCAAAGCAGGGGTTACTAGCGTTGGTGATGTCGCAAAGACCAATGATCCTGTTCCTGTCTCATCAGTTACGGCAGAGATTAGGTTTGCACTTGAAGGAGTCGCTAGAAAGGTTGCTACACCTGTTCCAAGACCTGAAACGCCTGTACTGATAGGCAAGCCAGTAGCATTCGTTAAAACGCCACTAGCGGGTGTTCCAAGGGCAGGAGTGACCAATGTTGGGCTATTGGCAAACACCAAAGCACCACTACCTGTTTCGTCAGTAACGGCAGAAGCCAAGTTAGCAGAACTAGGAGTGCCTAAAAAGGTTGCAACACCAGTTCCCAAGGATGTAATTCCTGTGCCACCATTAGCAACGGGCAAAGTACCTGTCACGCCAGTAGTTAGAGGTAGACCAGTTAAGTTTGTAGCTACACCAGAAGCGGGTGTTCCCAATGCGGGAGTCACCAGTGTTGGCGAGTTTGACAACACTACAGAGCCTGTACCTGTAGAGCTAGTTACACCAGTACCACCATTTGCTACGGGCAGAGTTCCTGTAATATCAGCAGTAGATAGACTTACTGCATCCCATGTTGCATTTGTGCCATCAGTCTGAAGATACTTGTTTGCGTTACCTGTTTGGGTAGGCAATAGGTTATTTAGACCGCCAGCGGCAGTAGAAGCACCTGTACCGCCATCAGCAACCGCTAAATCTGTAATACCAACAATAGTACCGCCAGTAATTGCGGCAGAAGCATTGTCTGTTTTAGTCGCAACAGCAGTTTGAATGTTGTTAAATTCAGTATCAATCTCAGTGCCTTTGACAATCTTTAAAGGATTGCCAGGCGATAGATTGTCTTTTGATGCAAAGTTAGTGGTTTTGGTGTAATTTGACATGGTTTACCTCTTAGCCGATTTTGCCATCTTTGGCTTGAATTTCAATCTTTTGTAGAGAAAATGAAACCCCTTTAATAGTAGTCTCATATCCAGTTTGGACAATCTTGCCAAAACCAGAAGCATTTGCTGTTAGCGTCTTAATTGGTACACCACTTGTGTATTCAGCAATATTGTATTCAGCAGTGCCGTATTCGTAACTTGCTTGAGAAGGGATATAGACGTTCTCAGCACGATAAGAACCTGAGTAATCAAATCCCCAATTGATTGAGAGAAACTGGTCTGAGCCACCAATCACAATGGCAGTCACAGTCTTCAGAATAGAAATCTGGTTAGGATTTCCCAAATCAGCATTGTTGGTGTAGTACGCAAATCGGTACGTTAATGTGTCATCAAGGTAAGTTCCATATTTACCGATATACCCATTTTTACCAATATACAAGTCGCCATTACGCAAAGATCGTAAAGAAGTAGGAGCAATTGAGTCCCACTTAGTTACACGGGAAGCCCCGTCTTGCAATGATTGCTTGGTATCAAAGCAATAAACTTGGAATGTTGCAGGTAAAACAAGCAGATAAAAGGCTTCTTTTTCTGAGTAAACAGACTTTAAATTAGCCAATGTCTCGCTTGCCAATGCTGAATTTAGGTCAAAACGAACATTTTTAGACAAGTCTCTTAGGGGTGCAGACTTCTCTTGAATTGTTCTCATCAGTGAACGAACACCTGAATCTGACAAGAAAACAACGTCAGAACCAATACTTTGAATCGTATCCCTTGCAATACACCCAATAGAGCCTACTGTGTCGCTCAAAACAAGAGAAGCAGGTGTTGAAGCACCAGAATAAACAAGAATTTGTCGTTTACCAAAGATAAACAAGAAATCATTGTGAGCTGCCAAACCCATTACTTCATCAGCACCATTAGGCCATACACGAGATACATCCAATGATCCAGAAGTACCACCACCCCATACATGACCTGCAATCAGATCAGAAAAGGTAATAGTTACTTTATCG